GATATTGGCAGTTCGGCTTAACTCATCATATTCCATCACTAACGGATTGTCGTCACCGAGTTCTCGTATGGCATCTTCAAAGGTCTTGATGCGCTCCATTACTGGGCGGTTGTCATTTACTTCCTCGTCGATGATGGTTAACACTCCATTGACCCATTCGGCTTTCTTGCCATCGGGTACTGCGATTGTTACTTCTTTCATTGCTCTTTGTTGTTTAGGGGTTTAACTTATAATTCCTGTGCTATTGCCATTATGGCCAACACCATCGGCAACTGTGTGTTAGCCTCCTTGTTGTCCATTTTGTCGAGGTCGATTAGGATGGGTTCCTCGGAAGCCTTCAGTCTTTCGACCACTGCCTCCAACTTCTTCTCGTCCTCCTCAGTGTCCGCATCGGCCATGAGGATGCCCTGTGCAAGCATCAGAGCCTTGTTCTTGATTTCAATACAAACTTTCATAATCTCACTGATTTATTTGACTTCAAATTCTATCTGTCCGAATTTCTTCTGTATAATCTTCATCGACGTGACCACATGGCCCTCAAACTTGAACTTGCAGGGAGCAGCATAAGCCTCCATGCAATCACGCAGCGACTCATTGATGGGGTTGGTATAGACAGGAACCTCTCCTCCAAGTTTCTCCGACATCAGAGCGTCCATGCGTCTGTTGTGCTCCTTCAACATCTGGAGCATCACCATTGCTATGCAGGCATCCGTCCGCATGTCGAGGTATGGGTCTGTAGCCCACTGCTTCTTCAGTTCGTTGTTCAACGAGTAGAACAGGAGCATGAAGTCCGTCTGGCATTTCTTCACGAACTCATCGGCCGATTTCTCCATCTTCTCGATGTGCGCCCTGTCGAGGTCTTTCCTGCAGTCACGGAGATAGTTCTCGCGCAACTCCTTGACAGTCCGGCTCAGTTTCTTCGTCTCTGATATTCTGTTGTCAATGCCAAACCTCACAACCTTGAAGGCGAAGTACCAGGCCACTTCTGTGATGATGAGAGGAACAAAGGCAATATTCATGTTCTCCTCGAAGGTGAAGGTCTCTAACATCGTCATGGTGCCGTCATGCACCTGACGCTTGAACTGATCCTCCGTGACTGGCACTCCAGGAATAGCGGAAACCTTGGCCGGCTTCTTCTCCTCTTCCTTGCAACCGAAATGGGTCTTGCGGTTGAGCATCTTGCCATCCATCTTATAGGCGATGTTCAAATACCACTCGCCCTTTGCAATGGGCTTGCCGCATTTTGCGCAGGTATGCTCCTTCCTCGCCTTGGGGGTGGTGATATGGATAACTTTCTCCTTCATTTCCTCTTCATCATCTTGTTAAAGAACATCTGTGTGTCCTCTTCGGAAGCCTTGTCGCAGATTTCAACTGGAACTGCAAAGGCTTCTGCATCTTCCGCATCATTGAAAGCAAGTTCTCCGTCAGTCAAGGCGACTGCAAGGAGGTATGCCTCATCACCAAACTTGTCTGTTGTGTAGCCACCCACCATTCCGAGGTGACTTTTGATACCGTCAAGGTAAACAATCGTGCCGAGTGCTTCTTTTTTCATTGCTCTTCTTCTTTAATTCGTTACTAAATGATGTTTCTTATATTTGATGTAAAGGTAGTCATTTTTTTGCTTTTGACCAAAGGAAAAACCATGTATTTTCAGCGTAACATTCTGATTTTCAATAAGTTTAACTTTTACTTTCAGAGATCTGCTCCACATGCTGTTTCACATACTCTTCGGGGGTAACGATCGTATGCTTCATCAGAGTCTTACGCATCGTTTCCTGCGTTGACCTGTCGAGGTTGTAAACGTTATGGATAATCTCATTGCACATTTTCACAAGAGACTCCACAGACAAGGGCGAAGGCTGTCCCTTCTTCTTTGGTCTTGCAAGGGCCTTGGCAGGGTTCTCCAGCAATTCCTTGGTGAAGTTCTTCGGTTCGCCATGCATCTTCACATACTCCTCGTAGGTGATGGCATTCTTCCTATCCCTCTCACGCTGCTCGTCTCGAAGCTGCCGTTCCCTCTCATCGTAGGCATAGCAGCGTTCCTTGCAGAACTCCCTCAGAGACGTAGTGATAATCAGAGGGTCTATGCTTCCGTAGAACCTGCCGTACCTCCCGGACTTGAACCGATGGAAGAATAGCATCAGTTCAGACACCTTCAGATAACAGAAGTCCGTTGCTATCACGCTGGCACATTCCTCCAGCGGTTTGCCCTGCAACTTCTCCCTTGCACCGCAATACTCCGAGAGGTTGTAGAGTTGGGGAACCAGCCACATCGTGGCGGTCATTTCACCGTAGGTCATGTTCAGTTCCGAAAGGACAGGGGCATCACCGAAGTAGCACAGTTCCGCGTCCTTGCACACCTTCATCTGCAGGTCTGGATTGAACAGCGTAAGGAACTTCGTCCTGTCACCGTATCGGGTTATCATCGCTTCCTTCTTGCGCTGCAAGTCGGGCGATAATGCTGGCTGCGTCTGCGGCACGAGCCTCCTTGTTAGACTTATTAACCCCATTGCTATTTCCGTTTGTGATAGCAGCCCTTGCCTGGGCCACCACCTCGTTATACTTTCCGTTTATACTTGTCACGCTGAAGTTCTTCAGCAGCCACGGGTCTGTGATGGAGTTGAGGAATGCCGTCAATGCTTTCAGCACGTCCTCTTCCTCCACGCTCATGCCCTTCTGCTTGCGTGAGTGGATAATCTTCTTCGTGAGTGCATCCATTGCTGCCGCGTCCTTTGCCTGCCAGTAGTACACCCCGCCATCGAACAAGTCCGAATACCGCTTCTCGAAGATTTCCCTGCCTTTGGTGATAAGGGGGTTGACCTCCTTCTTCTTTGAGGGTTTCTTCTCCACCGGCTTCTGATCCTGCGCGTCAAGCCGTTCCTTCAGTTCGGACAACTGTTCTTGCATCTGTAGAAGGAGTTTCATGGGTTCCCCACCCAAGCCGACGTCGCAATTTTGCGACTCGGCCTTTATATTATTATCTTCTTCTTTTAGTCTTCTTATAAGATGCTCGTTTGCCTGCCCGTTTGGTGTCTCATTTGCTGACTCGTTTGTTGACTCGTTTTGCTGATACTTCTCATAGTTTATGATTGAGATACAGCCGATTACATTGTTTTTCTGTACGCTCACTCTCTTGTCCGACACGAGGTACGAGATAAACCTCTCTACCTTTCCGCGACTCCATTTCCACCGCTCGGCCAGTTCAAGGGTGCCCTTATAGACACATCCTCTCTTGGCCTTCACTCTGATACCTCTGACAAAAAACTCGCTCGGGGCAAAGTACGCTAACAGGATGAGGTCACACCAAGCCTGCCATTTCGTGAACGGCTCCTTGAGATAGAGGGGGTCGTTCAGCGACGAGCGGTACAACTTGATATATCCTGTTGCCATATTAACAAAACATAGGTCCCAAACAGCCAACCTCTCTGCGTTCGCAGGTGACATTAGAAGTCGGTCTGATTGGAACCCGTAATTTCTCTTGAACACTATCTGCAAATGTCACTAAGCAGATATTTTGATTTCTTGTGCAAAGGTACAAAAAATGATTGAAACAAACGCACATTTTCACGAAAAATCGCATGGTTGCTAACATTTTTTCAGATTTTCACTGTTATACCTTTCTCTGCACTCAGTCTTTTCACCTCATTGGTGAAGTAGTCTATCTTTTCCTGTAACTCGAAGTCCAGCCAGTGCTTCTGTGACCTGGCCATCATTTCAAGCCTGTTTATCCTGTCGAGTCCAATCTTCTCGACCAAGTTCCTGCGGTAGCCTATCAAGTGGTCTGCACTAGCCCTGTTGCAGGCACGGCATTCCATGTGGCAGTTGTCCGGCTCCCACCGCGTCGCCATGTGGGTGCGCGAATGGTAGTGGCCGCAATCGCCCTGCTCGAAACGCTTTATCTGTCCGCAACTAATACATCTGAAGCATCCGTTGGGCATTGCGTCTCTGAGGCGAATGTACGCGCTGAACACCTTGTCAAGTTTCTTGCTGAGGTCGGCCGGCTTCCTGCCAGCCTGCTTCTTGGCCTTCGGGAAGAGGTCTTGCTCTGCAGACTTCTTCTTTGGCTTGCGTTTCATGTACCACGGGAACATACTACTCGAACTTTGTTTCGACAATAATCAGCGGCTCCATGGATAGCAGGAACTTAACCTCACAACCGATGGCGACGGCCACATTGAAATCCTGTGTGCATCCTGCGCTGTGGTTCCACTTGGGCAGCAGGAGGATGGTGTCACACTCACAGAGCATCTTGAAATCGACTCGCATATGCTCATGGGTGGTGGCATCCTTCGGCAATCCGTTGAACATGGGGTTGAACACTTCATATCCTTGCTTCTCCAACATCTGCTGGATGGTGAGGAATGTTTGCTTCCTCTCGGAATAGTCATAATGGCTTATAGGACCGCTGATATAAATTCTCTTCACCTTCTTTAGAAATTGATATTAGTAAGCTGTCTGCCTCTCGATGTAACAATCCATTTGGAAGAACGGGGGGGGCACTCGATACGCAGGTCAGCAACATTCCCGAACCTTCTGAACGACCCTCCAAGGTCAATGACCCATCCTTCCTTGCCCTTGCACGGGCGAATGGCTCTTCCCACCATCTGATAGTACAGGGCCAGCGACTTCGTTGGTCTTCCAAGGATAATCGTATCTAACTCCGGGTAGTCGAAGCCTGTTGTGAGGGTTCCCACGTTAGCCACGACCTTGATGCGCCCGGCCTTGAAGTTCTCAAGTATCGCCTCTCGCTCCTTCTTCGGTGTCTCACCTGTCACGATTGCGGACTTGATGCCCTTCACACCCAGTTTCTCAACCAGTTCCCCTGCCTCCTCGATGAAGCGCGTGAACACCAGCACACCATTCCTCGGGACACCGCTCTTCGGCTTTAGCACTCTGAGCGTGGTGGTGGTCAGTTTGTCATAGAAACCGCTTCGCTCATACTCTTCCTTCAGACTCTTCTCGTCATAGTCGGCACCAGTAGAGTTGCTTTTCACCATTTCGAGGTTGATGGCCGTGAGGTCATAATAACTCAAGTCGGCAAGGAAGCCCTTGGCCAATAGTTCTCCGACTTGGCAGTAGTACAGCACCCTGTCGAATATCCTCGGACGTGTGCGAGTGAGGAACTTCAGCATCGACATACCATCCGAACCTCTGCCGAGGCGATATGGGGTTGCAGTTAAACCTACCACCTTCCTTGGAACGGCATGCAGAAACTTCTCATACTGACCCTCCTTGCTATTTACTCCATGGCATTCATCAATCATAACGTTTCTGAAATGGGCGAAGTCATCCATATGGTTCATCACGCTTCCTATGGTGGCAAAGGTAATCCTATTTATCTCCTTGCGACCTACCGACGCAGAATATATAGAACAGTCCCAGCAACCGTAACTCTGCAATTTGGCGAAGTTCTGCTCCAGTATTTCCTTGGAAGGTTGCAGGATAAGCAACGGGCCATCAATCCTGTGTGCTATGTCAGCAATCACCAGGCTCTTGCCCGCGCCAGTAGGGAGGATGAGTAACCCGTTACTCTCCCTCTTACTGGCGAAGGCCTCCACGGCCGCGTCACTCGCTGCTTTCTGATATGACCTAAGAACGTACCCCATTACTCGTCCTCCTCATCGTCATTCTCCCAAGGGTCTGTAGCATCGTCGGGGTTGTCACCTCCTTCGTCACCAAAGGGGAGTTCGTTCCCATCGTTGTCCTTGCCTTCATCGTTCTTCTCCTCCGGCTTCGGTGCCTCTGGGAACTCCAGCCCGAACAACTCCAGCATGGCCTCTCGGTTCTTCTCCTCGTTGGCCCACAACTCATGATGGTCATACACCTCGAAAGCCTTGGCCAGCACGAACACCTTCTTGTTCTTGTCGTAGGTGTAGATGGCATAGTAGCCAGCAAGGGCGATGCAGAAGGTCTCTTTCGACGAGAGGGCGACCTCGCGCGTTCCGGCCTTTACCTCGGCAGCATAATTGGCCACTTCGGCAAGGATGGAGTCGTATGCCTGTTCGGCACGCTTCTTCATGGCCTTGATTTCCTCCAGCGTTTCCTCAAGGTTGAGTTTGCGCTTGGGCACCTCGTTCTCCTGCATCACGCAGTATTCCTCTCGGATATTGCGGATTTCAAACTCGTCCAGCTTGCGCATGACGGTCTCACCGCTGGGGAAGGTGGCGACGAAGTTATCGCCCACGAACTTGATAACCTCCGCTGAGTTCTTGAACTTCTTGCCGCCCTTGGCCTTTGAGAAATCCAGTTCTGCGGGGAACAACTCTTTCACATAGTCGGAGAGTACATACTCCACTTCTTTAGGCTCGTAGCCTTTCAAATCTGCGTACATTTGATTACAATTTAGATGGTGAATTACTTGTTGCGGATGCGCTCCCACAGGGAACGGCTCTCCAGTCTCTTGATAGTCTCTCTGAGGTCGTCAATGACCTTCTCACGCTCTGCGGCCTGTTTGATGAGGTTGTCAAGCTGCTCCTTCTTCTGCTTCTCCAGTTCCTCGTCAAAGAGGCCCTGCTTGAAGTGCTCCTCGACCTCGGCCTTCACGTCGTCAAAGCCGGCATACTCCTTCTTGTCGCTGACAAGGAAAGGAATAAAGGGGTGCTTCTTTACGCTGATGCAGCGCACCTTGCCCTCCTTGGCCATCTTCTCAATTTCGGCCTCATGGTCTTCCTTGACCTTGGCCAACTCCTGTTCAAGAGCATCGATACGTGCGCTCTTGCTGCTGATGCTGCTCTGAAGAGCATCATACGTTGTCAGTTCTAATCTAACTTCTTGCATTTTACTTAAACTTTATAGGGTTACAAAAATTCTGCATACGCTTCCATCTGTCTCTGGGCCTCGAACAAGGCGTCAGTCTCATTGGGGGATGGAATGTAGAGACCTGCCACGGCACTTGACCAGTTGCGAAACCGTTCTATCGCCTGTGTCATTTCCGCTGTGTCAAGGTCTCTGCTGCTCCTTAGCCTTACCACCTCCTGGCCCCGCTTGTTCACCCTCTTGACCTCGAAAATGTCCCTGTTCAGTTTCCGCTTGAAGATGTCCTGCTTCACTTCGTCTATCGAATATCCGAACTCGCTTGCATAGTAGCCGAGGCATACATGCAGGTAGGCGTTCTGACTGGACGAACGTTGCCTGTGCTTCTTCTTCACCTCGACGATGCCGAGGGGAGCCTTGATGCACTCCTGGTACACCTTGTTGCAGTAGTCCTTGAACTGCTGGGCTTCGTAGGGGTTGTGGAGGTTGAATACTGCCATACCTATCTCAGAATATAGTTGGCGAAATGCACCGGACGGCCAGTGATGCGGCTCGTCGATGTCACGGTCTCAGTAACGATGTCATGACCCTCGTCGCGCAAGTCCTTGATACGTTGCGCAAGTGCATAGCATCCGTATTCTCTCAGAGCCGTCAGAGGCTCGATGCTCCCGAAGTTCCTCAGATGAGCAAGTATCATGCTCTTCTGTGTAGGCTTACCGTCTTGTTCCATTGTACTAAAATGGTAAATCATCGGGGTTGTCAACTGGCATACCGTTCTCGTCCACCTGCGGAGGGAACGGCTGCTGTGCTGGCTGTGGAGCATACTGAGGCTGCTGTGCCGGCTGCTGGTTCGTGGGAGCCGTGCCCGGCTGATAGCCGTTCTGTTGCTGCTGTTGCTGTGCAAGCACAATCTTGAAAGCATTGATGGTGGTGAAATACTTTATCTCGCCAGTCTGCTGGTCGGGGTACTTCGCACCCTTCAGAGAGAAATCAACCGTCACCTTCTGACCGATCTCGAACTGGTCGATGAGTGCGCAGTTGTTACCGCCCAACTCGAACTTGGGATGGTTCTCCCACGGTTCACCCGTATCGGGGTTGTACCGAGTGCAGTCAAGGACGAACTCACGTCTGTAGAACGGCTGGCCACCATTCTTTGGAGTGCGGGCGATGGTCTCGCCCACTAACTCCAACTTACCTGTTATCTGAAATGCCATTTCCGAAGATTTTCTCGTTAGTAATCTTGTCTCTGTTGTTCTCCAGGAACTCAATCAAGCGTTCACACTGCTGTACGAGCATCATGCGAGCCTGCTCATGGTCGTAGGTGTAAACCTCCTTGTACTGAGTGCCTGTGATGAGAGGTGTCCTGCCCGAACCGCCCTTCAGAACATAGATGGTGTACTCGAATGACTGCACCTCGTTCATCATGTCCGACTCTATGAGCGTGAATGGGTAGGCGTAACGCTGCCACTTCTTCTGAAAGTCGCCAAAGGTGTACCGCTTCGTCGTCTTCGCATCGAACACCTTCATCATTCTGAGGTAGTCGATATATCCGTGCAGTTCCACGACACCCTTTGACGTTTCGAGGTTGGCTTTCGTGTAGTACTGGCAGATCGAGCCCTTGAAGTAGTTCGCTGCCTCCAGACAGAAGTCCTTGTCGAAGAAGAACTCAAAGCCCTCGATGCCCACATAGATGAATGACACTCCAATCTTCGTGAACTCCTCGATGCTCTGCTCCGGCTTCAGTTCCTCTGGTATCACGTTCTTCCCGAGGACATCAGCCTCATACGACATCTTCTTCAGACGTGCCTCGTACAAGTCCTCGCCATTCCGTATCGTCTTGATGATAATACCTTCGTTCGAGGGCTTGCACTTCTTCACCAGGCAGTCCACAATCTCGTTGAACGCTGTGCCCTTGCTTGCCGCCTCGGATGGCGGTGTGGGCACCTTGTTCACCTTGTCGATGAACTCCTGCTTCAGAAGAGCGTCCACTTCCTCCTCGGAGTAGTGGAACGTCTCTTCTGTCTCATTCCAGTTGAGGTGCCATGCGCCTGTCTCGTCTTGGTAGAAGAACTCCTCCACCTTGGTATCGACCATGCGCTGAAAGGCATCCAGCAGGGATGGTGAGAAAGCATAATTAGGCTGCTGCATCTTCGTAGGTCTTAGACTTGGCATTCCACTTCAGCTTCAGTTCCTCGACCTTGTTCTTGAACAGGTCACGGGCGCGAACCTTGCTGTCCCAAATAATCTCGGCCTGGGCGATATTCTTGGCGAACTCGTTGGCTGACTGCGCATCGGTGATGCAAGCGATAGCCTGCTCGATCTCCTCCAGCAGCTCATTGTAGCGCTTGCGCGTCTCTTCAATCTTCTTGACGTTGGCCTCGTAGTAGCCGAACACCTTCTGAAGGGTGTCGTTCTGCTGAGTCACGTTGCCGTTGGCATCGACAATGACAGGTATCTTCTGCCATGCAGGGAGGTTGCAGGTGTTCTTGGCATAGAACTTCTCCTGCGGAGTCCAGTACACGGTCCGGTCGGGGCCGACAGCCTGCACATATCCTACAAGGTCAAGCTCCTTCATGAGGTCGCCTGCGGATGAACCGCCAATCTCCGGACGGACAATCTTCGTCTCTCCATCCTTCTCCTCTCGCTCATGTGCTACGAAGACGATGTTCTTGCCCATCATGGCCACTTCTCTGAGGAAGTTTTGGAACATCACCTTACGGGCGCCATAGCCCTTCAGACTGAGAGAGCCGTCACGCTGCTTCATCTTTGAGTCGTTGCGCATGATGTAGTCGGACATGAAATCCAACATCTTGCCTGCGGTGTCGATAACGATGGTCTTGCATTCGACCTCGCCACCCTTCAACTCTTCGAGGGCCTGGAGTGCTTCCTCCCAACTCTTCACTTGCAGCGTCGGACACTGGAACGCTACGTTTACTCGCTGCACACCTCCGTCGAAGTCGAACAGGACGGGATTGGGTGCACTCAGTGCCATTGTTGACTTGCCGATACCCGGCTGACCATAGACCAGCATCTTGATGGTGGTCACGAAATCTAACTCGTTCGGTTTCTTAAATAAACTCATTGCTCTTGAATTTGGATTGATTAAACATATAGTTAACTAAACAAATGGTTCTTGTTCGCATACTGGATAAACTCGCTCTTCTCATGGATGCCCAGCTTGGCATACACCGACTTGACGTGGTTCTTTATCGTGAAAGGAGAGAGGTACATTCGCTCTGCCACCTCTTCGTTGGTGCATCCGTCATAGATGAGCCGCATCACCTCCAGTTCCTTCTTCGAGAGCTGGGTGTTGAACTTCGGCATGCAGACGATCCCCTCAAACGGACATTCGCCTCTGAGGGGACACTGCACCTTCTCGAACGCAAAGGCTGAGGATGGTTTGTAGTCCAGTTCTGCCGTGTCAAGCCTTCCGAAGTTGCACTTGCAGAACCTGCGGACAATCAAGAAGCGGTAGTAGGACACCCGCATCGCGCTCTTCTGATAGCACTCGCTCAAAGCCTTGTAAGCCTCTGGGTAGCACTCCATCATCCTTTCGATAAGCATGGCGATGATGTCTTCTTTCGACTCGTCCAGTCTCTCGTTCCTTCCGTCAGAGGTGATGTACCATACCTCTCCGTCAATCGTGTAGAACTCCAAACCTTCCATATCAGTCTTCCCACAAATCTTCGACTGCAATGCCCGTCTTCCGTGACAGAAGTTCGACATGGCTCTTGTTCTGCGGCTTCATCCCGTAGATAACCCAGTTACGGACGGTCGCTGCCGCAACTCCAGCCTCGATGGCCACCTCATTGATGAAGTCAGTCTTAGGATGGCTTGCGTCTGGTAATTGCGAATAATAGCCCTTGAGGGTCATTTTTCGCAGATTTTTCTCGTTTTCTTTGGCGATTTCGTACATTTTTACCAATTTTGCACTGTTATTTATAAAAGATAGTGCAAAGGTAGCAATTATAATTAGAATATTCAAAGAAAATCCTAAGAAAATACTATTTTGCAAGAATTTTTAACTTTTATGGGTATAAAAGACAGGTTGTATGCTTTTTTGGAGGCAAAGAAACTCAAGCCTTCCGCCTTTGAACGCAAGTGCGGTCTCTCTAACGGCTTCTGTAGCAAGGTAAACGACAATATAACTGATGGGTCAATTCTACTTATACAGAATGGCTTCCCCGAGTTGAACATCAACTGGCTCAAGACTGGTTTCGGGCAGATGCTTAACGAACAGAGATTAGAATATCCTAACCCCGATGAAGGAGGCAACATGCTCGCCATGGTGCGTATGATGCAGGAATTCATACAACTCGGCAAGAAGAACGCTGATGCCAACCTCATGAACGCTGAGGCGAACAAGCTCAATGCGCAGAATCTGGAAAGGCTAATCACACTCCTGGAGCATAAATTAGACTGACTATGGCTATGATAATCTCTCCCGAAGGGGTGGCGATCACCGCACGCTTTTTCAAAGTCATAGACATCCTCTCCGAGGCAAGACACCTCAGAGGGCTTCAGACATTCACGGCCAGGTATAATCTGAACAGACGGAACCTGATGCACGTCAAGGAGAGGCCGAACAATGCCGTCCTTAAACCCGAAGTGCTGGCGCACCTTGTACGCGACTACGGCGTTTCTGGAACGTGGCTTCTGACAGGGGAGGGGTCTGTGTTCCAAGACGGCACCGATAAACCCGAGCCTGTGAAGTGGAGAAACAAGCCGAGGGCTGACAAGCAGTAGTTCATCCATATCTTCTTTTAGCCTCCTCCCTCGCCCATTCATAGTTTCGTGTCAAGTATCGTCTCACGGTGGAAGCGGAACAGCCGAACAGTTCTCCTATCTTCCAATATGCCAATCTTCCGCAGACATGCAGCACGAAGAATGAAACATAATCATCTGACTCCAATTTCCTATACATATTTCTTGTTCATTATGTCGGGCCTCCACACTTGCGAAATGCACCTGCAGGAAGTTTCCACTTCTTGTTGTCCGGCACCAGTATCGAAGCAGAATATTCGTAAGATGTGGCCAGACGTGATATTTCTTCTGTGATAGCCTCGTATGGAACACCTCTCTTGATAAGCGTCGCAAGATCGATGTCACGCTTCATTGTGTAGCCGAAATCTTTCTCGAAGGCTATCAGACGTTGTGCTTGCTGATGGCTTACGCAAGCGGCACTCGCAAACTGGTGGCAGTTGCCGAAGATGCAGAACTTACATGAGCACCGTCCAAATCCCATGAAATAACAGGGGTGAGGGCGTACACGATATTTCTCCAGCATATCCCATATCTGCTGTTCCTTCCAATCACGAATAGGACGAAAGCGGTCTATATGTCTGAAGAATTTCTTTCCGCTGCGGAGGTCGGCCCTATCCGGCTCCAGTATAGCATAGTTTGCCCGTTGCTTACTCTCTTCTCCTCGTTCACCCGACAAAATCAGTGTGCGGATATTGCGGAATCGTTTGTCGTTTCGTAGAACCGTGGCACATACGTCTATCTTCAAATAAGCGCTGCACCATCTTACCCGTAAGTCTGGTGACGGTTGCGGAAACTTCCTTCGCGTCGATACCTTTCCTTTACCACTGTCTATGATGTAAACATCGCCACTGGCACTCTCGTAGTGTACTGGTGCCGTCCTGTCATTCTCACGGGTCATTTCTCGCATAAACCCTCCCTCCTTCCACTGATAGAGTACCGGAATTCCGAAGGCATCACCAACTTTCTGACAATAGTCTGGAGTTACCTCCCAGTCAAAGAGAGTTGCCATCCTTCCATCAATGTCCTGATGCCATAGTTCTATCTTCTCTTTGGGTACACCGTTATCAAGGAGAAAAAGGAGGCAGGCAGTGCTATCCTTTCCTCCAGAGAAACTGACAATATACTTGTCGTAACTATACAAATCCATAGTCTTACATGCTTGCTTTCCAAAACTTCACTATATCCAAGCCCGTGTAGAACTTCCGGCCATTCGACTTGCGATGCTTGCAGTCGATGCCCGTAGGCCCTACATTCGTATGCCTCCGCAGGGTGTTCCTATGGATGCCCAAAATCTCTGCAGCCTCGCCTATACTGAACCTTGCTGTAGGCGATACTCTTGGCTCTTCGTTTACCATATCAGTCAACCCGCATTTCTATTGGCTTGCCCTTCAGCGACGGCCGCCTCTCTATTACCCTTGCATAGACATCTTCCAGGTCCAGTTTTAACAGCGGACAATACTGATACCGTAACGTGAACACAAACTTGTCGTGAAGCATGACGTCCACAAACAGAACCTTGTTCTTTAAGGTGGGAGGAGTAGGAATTGCTCTCATCACTCGTCCTCCATTGGTACATACTTCATAACACACCAAGCAGCGACTGCGAAATTCGTCACCACTACGACAGCGACAAGTAGATTCTCGCCGCCTAAGCACAATCCCACAAATGACAGACTGAACCAAGCCGATATGAGTTTCTGCTTGACAGTCATCTTGTCCCAATGTACTGACTGCTTCCAAAGGGAAAACAAACTTGTTTCTTTCAT